CCCGCGGGTCTGAGAGAGAGTGAGAGAGAAACTAACCCACGCATCGCTGTCTCACATTTTAAAGCCGCCGAAATCCTTTCTTCCGGCTTTCTTTGTCATCCACTGCATTGAATCATCTTCCTTCATTCGCTTACCATATGAAGTATTGTCGAACACTGGACCAGTATCGGTAACGTCTTCTTGAGCGGTCTGTTCAACGTCATACAAGCGCATCTTAGCTCGGTCAATGCCAACCATGAACCTTTTGTACGTCCCAGGGTCACCATAACGATTCTTCAACTGCTTGATCATTATCTGATTGATCTCATCAAGTTCTTCGGTCACAATCAATGCCGCCATAAAGTCAGCTGTAGCCGGTAGACCAAACGATTCAGAAGTATCGGTCAAATCAATATCGCTGCTTCCGTAACCGCTTCGAGTTGTCTGAGTCGCAGTAACAACAGGTAGGTTTTGCTCAACCGCAAGACCGCGAATCTCTTCAGCAATAGCTTTGATCAATGTATAAGAATTATGATTACCGCCAGTGCGAAGCCTAGACGACATACAAATATTCAAATAGTCGATATAGATAATATCAGGGACAAACGACTTCTTCAACTTCAACTCATTGAGAAGGTGGCGGAAATGCCCAGTACCAGCAGATGCGGTCGGATATTCCTTAACAATCAGTTTGCCCGTGGTCTTACCTCTAACACGCGCAATCTTCTTATCATACTTCTCTTTGGTCAAGTGCTTCAGATCATCAAGATTGGTGTTAAGTAGATTAGCGTCAATGCGCTCAGAGATTTTCTCTTCAGCCATCTCCATAGTAATGTACAAAACGTTTTTGCCGTCCATCATGTTGGCAGAAGCCATATGACACATAGCCAACGATTTACCAGCACCGGTGCCTGCCATCAATACGTTCAAAGACTTGCGAGGCAAACCGCCTTGTGTGATCTTATTCATATACTCAAGATCAAACGGAACACGCTCTTCTTTACGGTGATAGAAGTCATATCTAGAATCAGCATCATCAAGAAAGTCATGACCAATATTCGGGTCAAAGGAAACAGCCAACGCATCAGACAGTAACTCAGGAATTGATCCCTTATCTCTGTCTTCTTTAGAGTCCGCATCAATAATACTGATGCTCTCCATAATTGCGTTATAAACCGCCTTTTCTTGACAAAACTTTTCGGTGGTGGTTATCAACCAGTCTTGATCTTCTTTCTGTTCAACGGAGAGTCCAGCGATGTATTCACCACAATCGCTGAACTCTTTGTCTGACAAATTACCAACACTGTCGAGTTCAATAGTCAATGCTTCCTTAGTCGGGAGCGTATTATACTTCTGAACGAATGCATCAATCTGTAAATATACAGTCTTTTCAACTCGATCAGCAAAATAATCAGATTTTAGATACGGTAATGTTCTCCGCGCATAAATCTCATCATTCAGCAGGTGCCTCAGTATCAGTGTTTCCGTCGCCATTTTCAGTCATCTCTCTCATGTTTGTTTCAATTATATCTACGAGTATGTCGCCAAGTATGCTAGAAGTAACTTCGTCTTCAGTATCGACAGCTTCGCCGCCTTCCACATACATAACTTCAAAATTGAGGACGGCTTCACCGTTCTCAGTCTCTTCTACCTTCACCGTATCATATTGAAAAGCAAGTCCCTCTAACTCGCCTTCCAAGATTTTGATAGACCAATGGTCTGTGTGATACGAATCAGGGTGTTCAATCAGCTCATATTTAACTGCCACTTTCTTCATCCTCTTCAACGGTTTCATCTACCCCGACCTGACCATACTTGAATTCTTTATTAGCAGCAACTTCAAGCTGTGCCATAATGTCATCAGTAAAATATTCAGTCGGATTATTATTAATTGCTTTGCCGAATACTTTGCGACCATCGGGCAGCTCATATCGGGTCGACACTTTCTTGATAATATCATACTTCTCAGCAAGGTCAAGCAAACCATAATAGCGGTCAAGACCAGTATCATACGATAGTTTCACTTCAACCTTTTTCTGTTCTTTGGTGAAGCGAGACTTGTGCATGGTCACTTTGATGATATTACCGACCACATCTGTGCCGTCTTTATCTTTCTTCTTACCAAGCATAGCGATCGAAGACGCAGCATATTTCAGCCCAGCTCCGCCAGATATTTCTTTGGTAGGAATATACGCACCGATTACATCATAGACGTGGTTGGTAACTAGAAGCGGGACATTAGCTTTGGCCAACTTCAAAGAAAGAACTCGGAATGTACCGCGCAGCAACTGCGACTTGGTCATATCACGCTTCTCACTACCAGCTTCAGTATCAGCCAGCTCTTTAGCCGACGACAGCATACCCAAAGAATCGAGTACCATCATCATCGGGGGAGCATCTTTACCCTGATCAATATATGTAGTCAAGATACGAGTGGCGTTGGTTCGGAACTCTTCAATCGAAGACGGCTCAGAAATAATCACACGCTTCGTATCAATACCACGATCATCCATCATCTGCTTTGTAACCGCAGCTTCTGTATCAAAGTAGATAACGCCGCCGTCTTTGTTATCTTCAAGGAACTGCTTGAGCACCCCAAGTACAAAGAACGTCTTACCAGTAGCAGACTCACCTGCAAAGGCGCTAATCTTGTTGTTCGGCACGCCGCCGTAGATACTACCAGAAATGGCAGCATTTAAAATATAAGACCCAGTGTCAATAGAACCTGAGAACTCAGAACTATTACCACCATCAGCCAGAAGTGAAGTGTTATCAATACCCTTCACCATGTCAGTCAAAAAACTCATTATAAACCTCTCATTATGTAATATACTATTATATAATAAACTATATCAAAAGTCAAGTAATAGCTACTATAATAGCTAATAAATGTGAATTAACACGCAAATGTAGCTACTATAGTACCCTATTTAACTTTTGTATATTTTATTAATTAAGTCGCTAAACTCTTCAATTTTAGCCAGTCGGTTTGGCCAAAGGATGTAATCTTTTTCAGGGTTCTTGGCCAAGTTCGTTAGCAGTGGCTGGAACGTATTGTACAAATCAGCACATTTAGCTTCCCAGCTATCTACTTCATCTGCCGCACTTTTGGCAGCAGTACTGGCTTTCTGTACAACGTCAAGTTCGTCTTCAGTTACGGCTGTGAAGCCAAAATCAAAATCACTCATCTTTCTTACTCCTATCCGAAGAAGTCTTCGAGACTGGATTTCTTTTCATGGCTCCAGCCGACAGACTCCAAAATAACCGTTAGTGGATCAAGAAACGCTTTACTGAATTGCGTCTCATAATCTATGTATGCACTCAGACCAAACTCTTTAGGTAGAGCGTGCATGACGCTCACCACATTGCTGTTATGAGCAGGATTAGGTTTATTTAGGTAACAAAACTTGATCTTTTCTCCGTCCTTTATCAGCTCATGCTCTTTGGTCAGCTCATGCTTTTTGAGTAAGTTATTGTAAACCAACCCGCCTCGAACATGAATCGGTGTGCTTTTAGGAACCTCAAGCTCTTTCCCGCCAAGGTCATACTTCCCGAAATCGGATACGGATCTGGGGAACGCAATATCTTCGAACGGCATCTTCTCAAACTTCGATCTAAAATTAGAGATAAACTGCTGTACATTATCCTCGTCAGAATTCATGATCAAGTCAATTGCTTCGGACATAGCGTCACGACATGGCTGAGGAGTCGACGACTTCACAGTTTCAATGCCCATCATCTTCAGCTTGGGCTTTGCGTAACGAACGCCTTCATTATCGTAGACATTCATCATATAGCGTTTCTTTGCTGTCCAGATAGCTTTGTCAGCAATTACCTCACGCTTCATAAACATCTTTTGATCGTACGCATTTGTCAGTCGTGCCAGTTCCGCATAACTCTTATCAATAAAAGGTTCCAACTTCTCATTTGCAACTTTGTCCAAGAAATTGACGATTTTGACAGGGTCACTTCCCTCTTTAAAGCATTTGCGTACAAGTGCATTGAAGTTGACATAGATCGAATCCGTATCTGATGCAATAACGTAGTCAGCTTCGGATGTTTCAAGTAACTTATTAAGGTATTCATTAACTCTCCTCTCAATCCACTTAATGGATAATTGTCCAGATAGCGTGATAGCTTCGGCGCAACGTAGATCAAAATATCGGAAATACTTCGACCCTGTTGCACCGTATGCTGAGTTCAGCTGAACCTTTTTGGCAAGCTGAAGGTTCTTGTACTTGCTTATATCTTTTATCACCTGCTTCTTGCGTGCAAGCAGTTCAGCTTTACTCATATTTTCTATCATTATAGGATTAGCCCACTCACCGCTGTACGGTATGCTTTCTCAATCTCAGTGTTTGTCGGCGTCATAAACACAACGCCAGCGCTGAAGAATTCAATCTCAGCAACGTCTTTCACGCCAGTTTGACAGACACCATAAGCAAAACCCATACCGCCATCTTGACCCTGTACCAACATTCGTGGATCTTTAATCACAACGCCAGTTGGACTACGATCTTCAAATTTACCAATAAATTCACCAGTCAATGTAACCAGCGATACTACGTCACCTTTCTTCATAATGTTGCTAACCTTTTGTTTATTAATTCAAGTTCTGCTTCGGACTCAAGCATTTGCTTCTTGTAGCCTTTCCGCTCATCATACATATTTTCCATCATCTCAGGCAAGAATCCTTGCCTGTCTTTTCTAAAATATCTGCCGTTTGCCGCCATTGCATACTTTCCATGCGTGTCAATCTTTCGGTCAATAATATCGTCAACCGTAACGGTAGACAAATCATCCTCAACAAGCGTTTCTGGAGATATATTATACTGCATCATCAAGTGAGGATAAAGTGAATTCAAATCAAAACTCATCACCCAGTCATGCATACCAACTTGCGGTTCTTTTACATAAGCGCCAGCAAACTGTGTTTCCTTAAACTTAGTTTCCCTTGGCGGAACCACTACTTTCTTCTTCATCAGATAATTATGGATTAGTGTATCCCACATTGATACCTGAGTAAATGTATCGTTGTAATTCACCTTGGCGTCATATGCGATAGCCAAGACCATCTCAATCAACTTCATCTTATCGTCAAGCTGATCAATCAACTCAACGTCTTTTATATTATAGTCGATAAACTTCTGATAGTCAAGTTTATGAAGTTGGTTCAAATTACCTTCTTCTGTATAATCCAGCTTTCGCTCGCCAAGCTCAACAAAGGCAATATGATCAAGCCTATATGATGCCTGTTGTGAGTATGTAAACTTCTTGTACAACTGCAAGTAATCGAGAGTCGCGATACCAGTCAATTCATAAACAATTTCAGTACGATTAAACTTGGTTATCTCGCGCTCTTTGATCCAACCGAACGGTGAGAGCCTCTTACATTCCTTCTCGCCGAGTAATTTGGTTATGCGGTTGACAAGATACGGAATATCAAATCCATCAACGTTCCAGCCGGTCACAATATCGGGATCAAGATTAGACCAGAAGTTCAAGAATATTGACAACAGGCGCAACTCGTCCTTCGCATCAATATAGTGTACATCCGGTCGTTTGACCTCATATTCACCAACGCCAACAACCCAGTAGAACTTTTTACCTTCCTTCATATGAGAAACACAAATAGCAGTCACAGGCTGATCGGCTCTTTCGGGAGCAGGGAATCCGTCCTCAGACCCAACCTCAATATCTATATTGGCGACACAAATGTTATCAACGTCATAATCATTACCAAAATGTTCATTCAGGTATGTATACGCCCATTTAGTAGAACCGTAGATTTTGAAGTTGTCAATACCTTCATACTTTTGACCGAACGCTCTGGCTTCGCGTATTGAACCCATTTTAACAGGCTCTACAAAATCGCCATTGAGAGTTCGATATTCTGATTCGTCGCGTGAAGGGATGAACAGAGTTGGGTTGTAATCGAACCGATCCGAAAACCTCGCGCCGTTCTTATAGCCACGAACGCATATCTGATCTCCGCGCACATGCGCATGGGTGTAAAAATGCATTATGAATCATATCCTTTAAATTCTGCAATATCAATCTCACCATGCATCGTGACAATCGTATCAGCAGAGTCATAGCCTATTTCTTCAAGAAAGGAGAAACTATCTTCATGATACCCTTCTTCTATTTTTAACTGCTCGTCTTCACTCAATTCTTCGGCCAAACGCTTGTTGAACCCAAGATCCTCAGACACGCCATCCCAAACAGAAACGAATTCAGTATCTTCAAAGTCATAAGGCTCAAACTCATCGTCATCTTCATTATATGATGCACCCGATAAAAGGTCAACCTCTTCATCGGTCTGGGGAGTTACGAGCACTGTTCCATTGCGCCACAACGTGCTGACGCTGATAATTTTATCCGGATCATCGCAATGAATGAACTCTTCAGTTTCCACAAAACACTTCTTGTATGCAGGGGAGACCTCGTACGTCTTACCTTTTATAATTTCCATAATTTTAACCCATAACGATATTGTAGATTTCTTTCCAGTTTGCCACACGAGTCGCATCGCCGTCATAGTCAACATTATGACCGTGAGCAATCAGCAAAGATGACAAACCCATATCAACGCCAAGGTCACTGTTCTCGACCTTATCCTCGACCCAATAACAGCCGCTGTCGCGATACTTCTCGAGAGCTTCATCTTTGTCGCCGCCAGTCGGAAGACAAACAATCTCTTCAAAGATACCCTCGCCAAACACATTCACAAGATTTTCTTTACGCAGGTTTTGCGCCTTTACATCTTCAGTCTGGGAAGTAATAACGTGAAAAACATAACCACCTTCTTCATACAGTTTACGGACATATTTAACCGCATCATTTAAAGGAGTCAAGTCTCGCATCCATGCACTTTCATTAAAAGCTCTCACAAGAGGCTTGGACTCAGAACGCTCAATACCGAATATTTTATCAATATGGTAGATTTCCTCATATCCGTCAACCATCTTATAGCCACGCTCGGTCATCCAAGCGAAAAAGGCATGCCCCCAATCAAGAAGCACACCGTCACAATCAGTCAAAATTACCTTTTCTTTATTGTACATTATTCTTTATCGCCTTTTGAATTAGAGTCGAGTCTCAACGCACCGTCGATGGCCATCACACAACCTACAGCACCGATCATCATCGCCGTGCCGAGTTCCATAGTACCAGCTTCAACAGATCCGACCGAACCCAACATCAAAAAGAAGCCCAAAAAAGCAGTCACACCAGCGTTTAAAGAGATCATGAGTTATCTCCTTTATTATTCAGATAATCAAGAGTGCTTACTAGCTCCTCAATGATATTGTCGTTCTTAGAAGCCAGACTGCCGATAAGACCAGTAATATATCCCAAAGCATAATTGTTACTCTCATCTCGTGAAGCACAGGCTGCGATAATTTCGTCTAGAAGACCGATCGCAGTTGCATAGTTTTCAGGGTTATAATTCATATTTTTCTCTCTCATTTCTCATTTATACAAGTATTATACCGCATTACAACAAGGATGTAAAGCATTATTTTAACTTTTTTCACTAAGAACACATTGCCTCAGCAATCATCTCAGCCGACTCTTCCTTCACGCTGTTCCAATTAGCAAAGAACTGAGCGGTGGCTTTCTTCTTATCCAACCACGCTTTAAAAGTGATAGTCGGGATGCCGTTAGCACGCTGCTCAGCCATCTGTTCGTTATACGCTTCTCTATCAATACTCATATTCATTTCTCTCTCAATTAATCAATACAAGTATTATACTGGTTACTGGGTCAAATGTAAAGCATTATTTTATCTTTTTTTATACCGATTAGTTATATGCTTATAACTTTTTCGTATGCGTAAAAAAGCCCTCAAGGTTGCGCTTTGTGTAGAGGCGTGAGGGCTATGTTTACTTTAGAGGATTACTTAGGAAATCCATCCCATCCCAGAGTTCTTGTATTTCTCTCTGCATCTTAGAAACTTTACCTTCAAACTTTTCAATATCTTTGACGGATACTTCAGCACGTTGTACTATGCCTTTCATGGCTTCCATTTCTTTTTCAACAGCAGTCATCTTTTCTTGGAGTAGAAGCAACTTAGTTTGCTGTGACATAATCGTTTCAAGATTAACACCAATCGTTGCTAATTTTGCTTGTAGCTGAGAGATATCGTTATCATCGAGTTCCTGTTTAATTAACTGAATGTCCTCATGGAGAACAGTTGTATCAGGTATCTCATGGGCTTCTACAGCTTCGAG